GACCAGCGAGAATCGTCCGATTTGGGTTGGAGATGTTTTAGCCATGGAGTTTCAATAATAAGTTTCTGTAAGAATATAGACATGTTATCTGCACGTTCTTTAGACGCAGAGATAATCATTATCTTCTTTTCCGGATCTTTAAATAGCGTCCATAACACAAAAGCACCAGTAATCCAAGACTTACCAACACCTCGGAACGCCTGAATTTGAAGTCTCTTGGGACCATTCTGCAGGTAATCAGCAATTGCATACTGTGCTCGTGTAGGACTAGGAAGATCTAACTGATCCCACAAAGCTTGTAGGAACAGTTTAAAGTCTTCTTGTAATGATGTTAAAACGTCTGTCATGGTGTTAGCATAAGTCTATCAAAATTCATAATTTCATCTACTCTAATACTAGCTTCAGCTATGTTTACTAGCCATTCACGAGCTTCAGTTGCATTTAATGTTTTACCGTTTAAACCAGCTTTAATCTGTTTAGGATCAATTCCTTGGTTTTTTAATTCAACATGCCATACATCATGCTCAGGTTTATCTTTTAAATATCTAGCATTTAATGGATCATCACCAAATTTAACACCAAATTCTTCTTCGATTTCTTTTAACATTCTTAAAAACTCTCTATTACGTGGAGCGTTTTTAGTTAATTTAAATTTAGGATTAATATGCCTCATATAAGCTTCATATATTTTTCCTGTAGACTGAGAAGGTATACTATGATGCCATATAGTACCAGCTGGTTTTTTTACTTGAGGACTACCAATGTTTTTCTTAGTAGTAGTTGTAGCTACTGCATAAGGTCCACGTGTTGCATCTTGTTTAGCTGATTCTTTATTTTTAACATCAACATCTTTCCAACTATATTTTCTTACAGGATCATCTGCAAACTCACCTTTAGCATATAAATCTTTAGGGTCTAATTTAATACGTTTAACTTTTTCTGGATCAGTTAAATGTTTTATAGATATATGGTTACCAGTTCCTTTACCAGTTTTCAGATAACTTAAAATTTCATTACGTGCATATTCATTTACAGCATTAACATCTGGAGTTTCATATCCATCAAAAATTAATTTATTAGCTTGAAGTCGATTACTAGATTGTTCATAAACTTTATTAGCACGTGTGTCATCAAATAACTTTTGATCAGTAGGATTAGCTCGTTTACTTTGTTGATTACCTTGATGAAGTTCATTCCATGAATTATTTGCATCATCTTTAAATCTATTAAGATAACTATAATCGTTGTTTTTTGTTGCAGTCAGTAATTCTTCTCCAACGGCTTCATTACCTTTTTTACCTAAATATGAATTATAGATTTTCTTTGAAGCTGGATTTGGATTATCTAGAAACTTTAAAGTATCTGGAGCTTGTTTAGACAAAGCTTCAAGAGAATTAAGAAGAAATTTACTAACTAGATTTGCTCCCATACTTACCTCCTAGATCGTTTAGCTGTCTGTGATTTTGGGTATTTCTTAATAAAATCAGCTCTAGACATTTCCCGTTTCTTCATCTTTTTAAAGTCAGCATGTTTAGCTCTTAACTTATCAACATGCTCTTGACCAAATCTTTCAACGTTTTTAGCTCTCATTTTTTCTCGAGCAGTCATTCGTTTCTTAGGAGAAGAACTTGAAGAAGTAGGTTTTGGACTATCCTTTGGTTTCTTAAGGTTTTCTTTAGCTCTTTTTAGAATCTCTTTATTCTTTGTTTCTTTCTTAGACTTCTCTGATATATTTTTTAAACGATCACCATACTTATCGTAGAGATTTTTTTTCTTTATAGGTTTTTTAGATGTTTTAGATGTTTGATTAAGTACTTCGTTAGCAGTTTCTCTTTCTTTCTGTTTTTTAAGTTTTAGTTTCTCTTTACGTTCTGCTTTACGTTTCCTCATCCTTTCAAAGTGTTCTTGAGATGGGGTAGCTGTAAAAAATCTTGCAACCTGTTCAACTCCTAATCCTTTTAATTGAGCTTGAGCATTTCTACGATGCTTTTCTTTTTTACCTGTAGGTTTACCGTTTCTATAATGACGCCACCATGTACCATCATAGATCCAACCACTTTTCTTTTTAGCGTTCCACCTTACGGTATCACCTTTTTTTCCTCGTTTTAAATTAATCATACTAACCTCTTACATTGACCAGAAATTATATTTCTTATCGTTGTACTTTTTGGTTTGCTTAACAACTGCTTTTACATCTTTTTTCTTTTTACGTGCAGCTTTCCAAGCTTCATGTTTCTTTTTAGCTTTTATTTTAAGTGCTTCTTTTCTTTCAGATTGACGTTTATCGTATGCAGATGCATGACCTTCATAGCTAGTTTTTTTACCAGCTTTTTTTCTTTTTTTATCTTTTTTAAACTGTTCGTTACGTTTTTTAGCCTCCGCTCTCATACGTTCTTTTCTTAGTTTCTGCCTTTCTTCATAAGTAAGTTTTTTATTTTTTTCTTTCCATTGTTTGTTTGATTCCTTATCTTTTTTAGATCCGGGCATCGGTCCTAGAAGTGACATGATTATTAAGTGATGTAAAGTTTGTTTTTATTCTTTTTACGTGGTCTCGCACGATTTTTTGACTCATCTTCTGAGCAATGCTTACCGGGACCATTGCAATTATGGGAGGCATCTTTGCCATCATTCTTGCCATAGGTACCTAAATGACGATTCAACCTAACAGCGTTCCTCGATATATCGTTACCAGTTATATCTTTAGTACCGGGTTTAGAAGAACCGTTTTTGTTATATGCTATTTGTTTTTTAATCCTTTTTCTGTTTTTATCAGGATTAGCATCATAATATCGTTGTGTTTTACCTTTTTCCATACATCCTCCGAGTTACTAACTCTGGATCTATTTTAGGTATCAACTGATTTAACTTATCTAATGGGTTACCATCATAGGCTACACCACTAATATCATTAGCTTTTAACCAGTCACAAGCTGCTTTTAAATCTTGTGTGGTTGCCTCGCCATTACGAACCCTGTTAAGGAATTCGTTAGTGACAAGGTTATGCAGTTCATTAAACTGCTCTTCATTGGCTTTGTTCATGCCATCATTTAAAGTTATTTAGTAGATACGAATATCTTAGTTTCAATAAGCTCTACTGCCGCATCATCTAACTGATTATCGGTGGTAGCTACTAACTTCTTAAGGACGTCTAAAATGAGTCTTTTTACTGAGTCAGACTTAGCAAAAGTTAGAATAATTGGTTTTAGTAAAGTAATCATTTTGTTTAGGTGTTAGAATAATCCAAATTTCTTTTTGGGTTTAGGTGGTAATAATGCAGAAATAGGTACAACATCTTGACATAACACTTTCATCTTTGAATTAGGATGAAAGGTAAATCCCTTTTGTTGTAACTCTGCACATTTTAATGCTCGAACTAATTCATAGTCGAGTCTCATTTTTTCTTCTTGTCTTTTAGCAATAGACTTACATTGTTTTAAAGATTCTCTATCTAAGGGAACCATAAAGTTAAGCTGGAAACCCCAGTTCTCTCCTTTAGTGTAGCTATCTTGCCTAAGACCTCCTACATCATCATTCCATGTTCTGGGTTCTGTATGGTTACCCATATAGAATGGTGAGAAGGTCATCGTACTTCCGTTGCAGCTTATGTTAGGACCAAAGTATTGTCTACTCTGAGCTCCATTGTTCTGAAATTGCACAGCTTGATTGGTGACATTTCCAGTAGCCGCTGCCACGGGATTAGATGTATTGTTCGTTTCGCCTTCGGCGTAAACAGGACTTCCTATTGAGAGAAGACCGATAAGGAAGTAGTAGTAGCGTTTGTTGTGATGTTTCTTGTCACGTCTATCTGCTCTATTACTCCTGCAGCTCTGGTAACTGTCTCTAGCTGGAATGCGTCTCCAGCTGTTGAGATGTCGAATACCGTATCTGTTGCTGTTATTCCTCCAGATGTTGCGGAGGTTGCTGTAACATTGCTTCCAGTCCAGCTGTCTAATTTGCCACCAAACACTTGAGTCTGGATAGTTTCTGTTACAGTTTGAGTTGTTGTTGTCGTACTGTTCATCGATCCTTGGGTGAACTGAGGCGTAACAGTATTTGCTCTTGCTACTGAGGGTGACAACAGAGCTAAGAGTATTAACCATTTCTTCATGCTTTTGATGTAGGTTCTGATTTCTTTGCCATTGGGCATTCAAGTGTTTTACTATTATTACTCTTACCTGTAGTTAAACCAAATGTGGCTAAAGCTCCAGTAAAGACCGAAGCCACGAACGTGATGTCGGAGTTTCCAGACTTCTTAACCATTGGTATATCAACGTAGTTCATAGTAATAATAAAGCCTGACCACACCACTACGCCAAGTCTAACGAAAGTACCTAAGATTTCTATTTGATGTTCCTTATCTTCAGCAACATCCTTTAGTTTACCTATTAGTCCTTTTCTTTTTTCTTCTGGTGGTTTTCCTTCCATTTGTTAATTTTACCTTGAATGAATTTTTGTAGTTTCTTCTTTATTTGATCGAAGAATGGTGTAGCTAGGGTGGTGGTTGCTACTGCTGCCACAGCTGCATAAGTTGCAGTTGCTACGACTTCAGCCGTGGGCAGAGGTAACTGTATATCTAATACAGGTATATCTAATTTAGGTGGTGGTTTAGTCTCTGTTTCTGTTTTTATTTCTTCCGTACCTTCTGGACGTTCAAGATCGCTAGGTGGAACGAATATCATTTTATATGATGGAACGTCAGCTGTAGGTAAAGGGATGGATATTGTCTCTATATGTATTACGCTGGGGATTTCGATTCTTGGAAGGTTTTCCATGATTTCTTCACCGCATCTGTCCAAACAGCATCACATACAGCTTTAACCTCTGCTGGTTCTTTGCTGACGTCTTGATCTGAATTTAATACATATCTTTCATAAGATCTTGTAAGCTCTGCACCATCTTTTTTGATAACGTGTGCTTTTCTTACTTGCACCGCTTTATATTCACCGACAATCTCTATTTTGTCGTATTCTGTTGTTTCTGTTAATGCCATAATTTTTGTATTTTTTGATTATGCTGTTCGATACCAGCCAGATCCATAAACATATAGACTACTTGTATTATTGTTAAATGCGTTCCAAGCATTACCAGTATGATAAAACTCTAATAGAGAGTTACCATCACTAGTATATCCATCCTGATTTTGATGGTTGTTGAAAGCAGAAGTATAACCAATACCAATACCTCCTCCTGTCCCAGAAATAGTAAAAGGCAAACCCCCGAAAACGCAGTAATTAGAATCTGAAACCTCAAAACCTGACCAATTTAATACAATGTTAACTACTCTTCCTATCTTTACATAATAAGAAGCATTAGTGCCAGCAGTAGTCATAGTTGCATCGTGCCAACCACCAGAATGGTACTTCATAATCTTTGGAGTCCAAGTCCCTTCTTCATAGTCGTCCAACTTATGACTAGCAGAAAGAGTTAGACTATTACCAAGACAAATTCCATCATTAAATGAAACTTCTCCACTATCATGTAGTCTTACCTTCTCTACTGCATCATCTGTATCAGTAGTTGTGTCATGTGTAAAGAATGATAGACCAACTCTGTGTTGACTTGCTGAAGCTTGTCTAGCTGCTATTGCAGCAGAACCAGCACCTCCACAAGCAAAAGAAATTCCACCACCGTACTCTCCAGCATTTCCATGAGCACCATCAAGGTGAATACCAGTTGTTGATTGACCAGAACTTGTTACAACATAATGACTTGTATCTATATCAAGTTTTCTAGCTGGAGTTTTTCCTATACCTACGTTTCCAGACGAATCTATACGCATACGTTCTGAGCCATTAGCGTGGAATGACATAGCATCTCCACCAGTACCATGAAGGTAATTTATCTGTCCTTTATTACTAGCACCTGTATCACCAAAAAATATAGATCCAGTATTATTATGTCCAGAAGCTATTTCAACTGATGTATCACCAGTATCTTCAGCAACTAATAATGTACCAGATTGGGAACTGTAACCTGATATTGCAGCATCTTGAACTTTTAAAATAGTTCCATTAAAAGTTAACTTTGACTCACCTTCTAAAGTACCAGCAGTACCAT